TCCGTCCCCTCCACCGTCCTAGCATCCACCACCTTAGTCACCCAAAAGTCCCGCTTTGAGTGAAAAGTCTCATAAAAGTACCCCGTGTTGCGCCGTGGGTTGGAAAACGCCAGCCAAAACCGATTTGGCGTGTTTTCTGTAAAGAATCCCCCCGTCACCGCCCAGATCGAATCGTCAATACCTGACGCCTCATCAAAAATCACCAGCACACCATCAAAATTATGCACACCAGCATAAGCATCCGGGTTCTCCGCTGACCACAACCTGCCCTCCACGCCCCAGTAGCGCGTACCCTTCTTCAAATCCCGCTCCACCAACTCATTCAACCACTTCGCAGGCGTCACTCTGGTCGCACTAACTTCAAACCAGTGAGAATTGATGGACATTGCCAACCATTTGGTAATCTCCGCCCATGTAATTGAGCGTAACTGATTTTCTGAGTTTGCCGAGATAATGGTAGTTGAACCAATCCTAGTAGACAGCATCCATATAGTCAACCATGACACCAATGCCGACTTACCAATACCCCTTCCGCTTGATACTGCTTCTTGAAGTACTGCAAAGTCTACGTTTCCTTTATTAGTTTTAATATGCGTGGCAATATCATTTAGCACATCACGCTGCCACTTTCTTGGGCCAGAGAAATGTTCCAGCGGCGTACCCTTCTGACTCCAGGGAAACAAATATAAAACAAACGCCAGTGGGTTATCTTTGAGCGCAGGACTCCAAAGACGCGCCATGAGTTCTTGTTCGTCTTCAGGTTGGTAGATAGTCGATTGCATTTATGACGCGCATCTCTGCTTGTTCTAGGGCTTGCGTGATTGATATGCGCTGGTTGACTTCGACTGTTATAGCCTGCTTGGCAACCCAGCCGTGTTGATGCTTGAGTATCTCTAGCGCGGCTTTGGCGTCCCCATTACGCGCTGCGTTGTGCAGTATCTCGGCCATCTCGCGTTCGCCGTCGGCTTTGCCCTTGAGCGCAGCCATGCCGACAACCGGGTCAAAGTTGCACAGCGTTAGGTACTCTTGCGGCAGCATACCGGCTGCAAGCGCCAGTGTCTCGCCATGCAAGCCTAACCGTGCTGCTTCGTATATGGATTGCAAACGCGACTCAGTCGCCTTGAGCGTCCTGATAGATAACGGCAGTGACATCATGTTCCGCTTTATATCATAAAAAAATTTTGTTTGCGGACGCTCCGTAGCTGTGGCCCTAACCGCTCGGCCCTCCCCCCTCTCCCTCGGCGCTGTCAGGGCGCAGGCTGGCTGGCCGCTGGCCGCTGGCGCTGGCCGCTGGCCGGCAGCACCGGGGCGCAGGGCCGGCAGCACTAGGGCGCAGGGCGCTGGCCGCGCTGGCCGCGCTGGCCGCGCAGCCGGTAGTCAATGTAGTCAATGTAGTCATTCGATTCTCAGTCGATTCTCATGTCATGCGCCATGCGCCCGTGTAGGCCATGTAGTCAATGTAGTCATTTGATTTTGAGTCGATTCTCATGTCATGCATTGACGATCCGGGCGCGGTTTGTAGGTCATGTAGTCAATGTAGTCAATGATTTTGGCCTACAAAATCCGCGCTGGAAACGTGCGCCCAGGTTAACTTATACTGTATATATACACAGTATATAAATTTCAAAACATATAGCAGAATAGATGACTACATTGACTACAAATAGCACAATCCCCTCTCAGAACCCGTAGTCAACCGCGCCCAAAACCATGACCTACAGCGTGACTACCATTGACTACAAAGCACTAGGGTAAACACCTAGAAAATAGTTGTTGACGTGTAGTAAAATCGGTTACACTCTATCCATACCAAAATCGGTATGCAACAAGAAAGTACAGTACACCATGAACAAATCAGAAACCCGCGAAATGAAAAGCATATACCTGTACATCGCCGCCGGTATGCACGATACCGCCGCTCGCGCATTGTCTAGCCTAGTGCGCGCTGCGCGTACTAACAAGAGCCGCGACGCGCTCTTGTTTCAGGCGTACGCTTTGCGGTTGCGTGACCTGCCCGAATTTATTGTTTCCTGATTTCAGCGTATAGCGGCCGCGCTGGCCGCTATGCGATGCGATCCGCATCATTCAATAAAGTAAAGGACAGTACACCATGCCAAAAATTCTAGGTTATATCGCATACGAAGGCCCATCGATCATCGACGGCAAGCCGATTGTCGTTATCATCAACAAGATCGACGGGTCCAAAAACGCTAAGACCGGCGCCATTGTTCAATCATTTATCATTCGGTCCGATATCGACCCGGTCAAAGCATTACAGACCGGCGCCGATGTATCGGTATGCGGCCAGTGCGAACATCGGCCAGTACTGGCCAGAAAATCGGGGAAGCCGCCATGTTACGTACAAGTAGCAAAATCGGTACTGTCGGTCTATAACGCATACCGGCGCGGTCGCTATGTGCGCGCCGATGCTGCAACGATAGCCAAAGCACTAGAGGGCAAAATTGTCCGCATCGGTACATATGGGGACCCGTTCGCGGCGCCGGTCCAAATGTGGTCGCAGATTACCCGCTATGCGGCCGGCCGGCGCGGTTACACGCACCAATGGGACACTATCGGTTTCGACGTCGACGCATGGGCGCCGCTTGTAATGGCCAGTGCGGACACCATCGATCAAGCCGCCAAAGCCAATTTACTCGGCATGAGGGTTTTCCGGGTTTCTCAGGGTATCGACGTGCAAGCCGGCGAAGCCATGTGTCCGGCCAGCAAAGAAGCCGGCCAGCGTACGACATGCGCCAAATGCACCCTATGCGCCGGTACATCAATCAAGGCGCGGGACATTGTGATCGCGGACCATGCGGCCGGCCATGCGCGCCGGACCATCATGCTGGCCGTTGCCTAATGCCCGACTATGAGCGGCCGCGCTGGCCGTTCATGGGCGCGCATTGACGCCAACACTCGGAGAAAATTATGATTAAAACCATGCAAGCCCGGTACGCCGGGTTCGACTCGCGCACCGGCGCCAGCATCCGGCCCGGCGACCAGATCCAATACGACACGGCCACGCGCCGCGCATGGCTGGCCGAACCCGGCGACATGGCCGACCTGGGCGACGACCAACAAGACGTTATCGACCATCCAAGCCGGTACAACCCGACCTGGGTGTCCCATGTCTGGAATTCGGGCGGCAAAGAGTACTACCGCAACAAGGCGGGCCGGTGTGAGGATGCGCCCTGCTGCGGGTGTTGCACGGCATGAGGGCCGCTACCCTCATGCTGGCCGTGCTCATGCTGGCCGGTCTACTGGCCGCCATGCTGGCCTATTTTGACGTGCTAGTCGCGTGAAGGACTATGAGCGGCTGCGCTGGCCGCTCATGGGCACTCATGCCAATAACCTGGAGAATCGACAATGAAGACCATCACCCTCAACCGCGCCCGGTACACTGTGCGCGACGACCGGCATACTTTCCTCAGTGACATTCTCAAACTCACGGGCAAGCATAAACCCGTTAAGTCGAAGGGCGCGGAGCGGCGCCTGTACCCGACCGACGGCGCCACACTCAGTACAGCGGACTATGTCGGCCAGTACTATGCGCTCAACTCGACCCGGCGCCTGTTCAAGAACATGGCGGCGCCCTACGGCGACGCTAACCTGGCCGGGTTTTACGATTCACTCAGCGACCGCCTGACTGTGCCGATGGGCGAGGATAGCATGGAGGTCTGCCATGAGGACTGAATTTCACAACCCTGAGTTTATGATTACATCCGAGGTCACCCAGACCCCTGATGGCCGCTGGCGGGTCATGCTGCGCGATGACGACAGTGGCCGCACCCTGGACACTGTACGCTTTTACACCGCCGAGGCCGACGCCTTGGCCTATGCGGAGAAACTATGCGCCTGACTGACCCCAAGACCATGCGGGAACTGATGGCCGACGGCTGGACTCGGGATCAGGTCTACGGCGCCGTCAAGCGGGGCGACCTCGTCAACCTCAACCGGCTCGACGCCTGGGGGCGCATACGGCGGGGGCCGGGCCTGTTCGGCCAGCCAGCCGGGCCGGGCGTCACCTTCACGGCCCTGGCCGACGCCTGGGGGCGCCCATGCTCTTAATGGCCGCGCTACTGGCCGCGCTAGTGGCGGTACTCTTGAACCTATAGACCGGGGCATCCTCCCCAACTGCCGCCGGGCATATCTCGGCATGGAGAGTAAGAATGAGACATGAATGGGCAATGCAAGCCGACCTGTCAACCCTTATCGGTGGGCAGGAATGGGCAGCGCGTCGCTGGACAAGCGACACGCTGGCCTTTTACAACCGCCGGGCCTATGCGGCATGGTTGGCCGACCGCAGTTAATTCTGCCGCCCGATACCGGGGCGCGTACCGGATACTAAGCCCCTTCATTGGGGCCGTTTCTCACGATAGCCGGGCTATCGTGATTTTCACGCCACGGCCCGGCGCATATCTGACTTGCTCAACCCGGCCACGTCAGGCGCCACGAAGATATGTTTTTTGGACGGGAACTCGCGAGAGGTCAAGCGGCCCATGTCCTGCCAACCGGCCTCGCGCAGGGCGTGGAAGAGGGCGCCCTGGACGATCTTGATGCCGGGCGCCACGGCGCCAGACCCTTGGACTCGGTCGCAGACAACGTGGAAGGGCGAGCCGATCACGCCCTGGGCGAACGGCCCCCGGCGGTCGCGGAGCATCTCGACCAGCACCGACTCGGCAGTACTCATACCCGCCTCGACCATGATGGCCTTGGCCTCGGTCATGGGCGGCGGGGCCGACGGGTTAAAGGCCGATACATCACGCGCAGCCAGCCAAGCGGCCACGCCAGCGAAGCCGCCTCGGTGGTGATACCAATTCCAAAGAGCCACGGCCTCGGCCTCGGGCAGCCGCCCGGCCTCGGCCCACGCCACGAACCATCGGCGGTCGTCCGAGGGCAACGATATCGCCACGCGCTCGTTACTGAAGGCGACCACCAGCACCCGGTTGAGGGCCATGTACGGGTGAAGACCCTTGCGGTTAATCGGCAGGTACTCGGGCGGGGCCGCGATGATGGGCTTGAGGTGGTTCTCAAGCGCCCGGCGGTCACGGGCCTCGGCCTGACGCAGTTCGGCGATCTCCATGACCTCGCACTCCAGCCCGTAGCCCCACTGCGAGGTGAGGTCTTCATTCTTGACAACCGAACAATTCAACTTGGCCGGGCCGCCAACGGCCCAAAAAAACGGGGCGAAGAGGGTATCTTTGCCAGACCCTGGCTTGCCGCCCAGCAGCACGGCGTGGTTAATCTTGTGGCCGGGATACTGGACTTTGTGGGCCATCACGTTGAGAACGTGTTCGCGCTCAAACTCGACCGGCAGCATCCGCTCGGCGTGACGCAGCCAGCGGCTCACGTCACAGGCCACAGGCGCCGGGCGAGCGTTGCGCCAGCGGTTGCCATACACCAGCCCGTCCTTGCTGACCAGCACTGACTCGCCAGCGGCGTAAGTAATGCCGACCAAGGCTCGGGCGCCAGCCGCCTGGCGGTTCTCGTCATAGCAGACCGACGCCTCGACCCGCCGGGCTGACTTGCCGGTGGAGTGGATCGATATGCACTTGATGTGTCTGAAAAGCGCGTTGAAAGTGTTGCGCGACAGTTCGCGCCGATCCTGCATATCGAAAAACGCCTCGTCATCTTGCAAGTATGCGAAGCGGGAATACCAACCCGACTTCTCGACCCGGCCTAGTTCCTTACGCTCGACCTCGGCGATGACCTCGGCGGCGGCGTCGGGATACTCAGGGCTTGGCCTGATCTTGGCGAGGGCCAGTTCCAGATGAGCGGCCATCAGATCGTCGCGCAGGCCGGGGGCGTGACGGGGGCCATTGTTCTCGGCGACCCACGCCAGAAAGGTGTTGCTATCCAGATCGACGCAGTGGCCGTGCATACAGACAAACGCCCGGTTGAGGGGCATATAGCGGCCCTCTGGGTTGCCGTCGGTATGCTCGGCGTTGTTGGGGCAGACGACACCGGCCCAGCCCTCGGCGTTCGGGCGCGAGAGCAGCAGCCCCTGGCCCGAGAGCCAGACCAGCACATCGTCGGCGCCGTCATCAGTCATTCGGATCGGTCGGATGCCGCCCGACTCAGCCGGGCCGGGCACGACCTCAAGAACGGCGCAGATGTTGGCCAGTGTGTACTCGCGCTCGGGGTGGAACTCAGTCAGAACAGACGCGAACTGGCCCTTGTCAGGCTTGAGGTTAACCGATCCCGGCAGCCGGAAATTGCGAACGGGGTTGCAGGCGCCGGGGTCGGTGTAACCCGCAGCGGCGATGGCCTTGATGGCGGCGGCGAAGTCGCCCTTGGGCGGCTGTTCGCGGAAGACGTAGCCGTACTGAAAATTGCCAGCACTAGTCTCCATGATCCAAGTCGGCGGCAGCGGCGGGGTCTTGGACTTAGTGCCAATGTCGTCCAGCACCATCACGGCCACGTACTCGCAGTTGGCCGACGATGCCGACACCCGGCCATCCTCAAAGCGGTCGAGGATGAAGCTGGCGGTGTTGCCGTACCACGCCTCGCCAGCCCGGACGCCGTGCGACGGCAGATAAGACGGCCAAGTGGCCTTGACGGCCCCGTCAGCGTGGAACTGCATCTCGCCCCCACGCATCTGTGGTTTTTGGCGCACAAACAGCATTGTTTCGCCCACGGGCGCCAGCCCGGTGATAAACTCTAAGAATTGCACGTTGTCTCTTTCTCGCCGCCCCTGACCGGGCGGCGTTTTTATTTGCCGTAACGCGGCATCGTCTTGATACCAACTGCCAACGGCAGGCCAGTGGCCCATGCTGGCGGCGCAGTCATCACCCTACGCACTTCTTCTTCACTGCCGCCCTCAACGACAACTTCATCGTGGATTTGCAGAACTACACCATCTAACTGTCGCAGCGCGTAGCGCAGCAGGTCATTAGCAACGGCCTGGGTGACGTTCTCGCAAGCCAGACCGCGCCACAGCCGGGCGCGGGGCCACTCGGTAGCGTCCTGCGCGGGTTTCCAAGCCGCCTTGGCGTAGCTGATGCCGTCGTCCTCCAGCCGGGCAAATGGGTAGCACAGCACCCGGCCCGAGGGCAAAGAATACCAGAGATGCAGACCGTCGAACAGGTACGTTACCCGCCCGGCGGTGAACTCTTGACCCCGGTTTCGCATGGCCCTGGTGTACTGCTGCTCAAGCTGCGACCAGAAGCCGACCGCCCACTGATTGTTGCGGCGCCATGCGTCCACCATGCGCTTGGAATCGGCCTCGGACAGGCGCACACTGTAGATACGGGCCATCGACGCAAAGGCGCCCACGCCACCCGCGAACCCGCAGGCCAACTCCTGAACCTTGCCTATTTGTCTCTGGGCCGACTCGCCGTCGCGGTCGTAGTCGGCCTTGATGTCGTCATAGCTGCGGTTGAACGTGCCAGATGCGTTGACGATGTACGGGTCGAGGCCCGACTCGAAGATGTCCAGCTTGGCCTGCCCCATCCCTGACAACCAAGGGTTAACCCTGGCCTCAATCGAAGACCAGTCGGCCACCACCAACTGCTGGCCTTTGGCCGGGATCAGTGCAGGCCGTAGCATCCCCCGGAGGACATCGGTAACCCGCTTGCCGAACTTGGGGACGATGGCGTGACCCCGGCACATGGCGGCCCGGACATCCTCGGGGGCTTTAGCGCATTTGCGGGTGAAGTTGTGAACCTGGGCGCCGTAGCTGCTGGCCCGGCCAGTAGCTGACCCTCCAGCAAAGACGAACGCGCCTCGGACTCGGCTGTCTTCCTCGTCGGCAAGCTGGGCGAGTCGGGCGAACTTGGCGACCGACGACGCCCACAGGTCGTCGGCGCACTGGATGATTTCTTGGACATCGGGCGGTACTCCTTCACAGTTAAGTAGATTTGCTCTCACGGTCTTGTCGATGCTGACCTTGTCGTCCTTTTGCATCAACGCTCGGGCCTCGGGGCCGACTCTGTCCCAGACCCACTGGCGCATCTTGGGAGAGCGCACGGAGGTCAACTCACCATTGGACACCTCCTTGACGATCTCGGCGATCTCAGTGGCCTCTGTGGCGGCGTAGGACACCGCTGCGCGGCAGAGCGGCACATCGACTAGGACGCCCCGGTCGTTGATGCGCTCGTTCACATGATAGTCGGCCAGTTCCTCGTCCGACAGTGGCCGCATGGCCTGGCTGATGGCCCTCATGGCCCGGACATCCTGCTCACAATACTGGATCATCTCGGCGGTCAACTCAGCCGACTCTTGGAACGGCGGGACGCACATCTTGCGGATCAGGGCAGCGCCCCGGTGATCCTTCTTCATGGACGCGCCCATGAACCGGCCCACATCTTCTAAGCTGCCTGGCGCACAGTTGGCACGGGCCTGCGCGGCGGTGCAGTAGAACGACTCCAGCGGGATGTTGACCTGCAAGACGTACCATAAGATCAGCCGCTCAAAGGCAGCGTTGTGGGCCATGATGCGGTGGCCGGTCAGGTCTGGTAGTGGGCCTGTTGTCCAAGTCTGCACCTCGCCGTCATCGACGGCATAGGACATACACAGCACCTCGGTCGAGAGGTCTTGCGCGTAGTTGTAGACACCGCGACTTTTGAGGTCACAGGTGGAGCGGGTTTCAAAGTCAAGCCAGATCATTTTCCAATGCCCACTCTTGCGAATGGGCATCAGAAAACGGCTTACGCTGCCGCTACGCGACGACGGCGGCCAGCAGGTGCTGCCGCCTCTGGCTCACCTTCCATACCAATCCACTCCATACCAATCCACTCAACAATCTCAAACACCGGGGTGAAGATTTTGCCGTAGGACTTGTGCTGGTAGTGATCCCGCTTGAGCGTGACCACCGGCACGGGCTTGGTCTGATCCTTCTCGACCTGCTCGGCCAGCGCAGCGGCGATGGTCTGGACGCCGCGCTTGCCGCCCACCGAAGTGGTCGTGAACCGCGCTTCCATGCCAGCATCGTCGCCGGTCAGGCACTTGAGGCTCATGCCGATCTGCTGCTCCCAGCCCTTCTTGGCGCCGGGAGGCGCATCGTCGATCTCGGGCAGCGGCTGGCTAACCGCGACCATCTTCTCGCCAAGCACTTCACCGTCGCCCCAAGCGATAAAGCCGTGGACGAAGCTGAAAGGGTTGACGGCCCAGGTCGAGTCGTCCTCAACCTCGGTCTGGTCTGCACCGAAGACCCAATGGCCGCCCTTATCCATTTTGAGGATAACGACACCCACCGGGCCTGCGCTTGCGCTGATGCT